ATGAAAATCAAATCGATGCTTATACACAAGCCATATCCACAAGCACCGCAATATATAACGATTTCGAACCTAGTAATAATGGCCGAAATATTAATAACACAACGGATGAATTTCAATTAATCGATGGAACAACCTCCAAATTGTGGAACGGTAATGATTTTACTGGAACCTTCACTTTCTTATTAGCGAAATCCCCCACATACTATCAATTTGTTTGTGCTACTAACCATACCCCCGGCCGTAATTTAACACACTGGGATGTTAAAGTTGATGGAGTTGTTACTGCTACAGAAATATTCGAAAACATAGCGGAATATCGACAAAATACCGTTGAATACGACTCTCAAAATTTACCTGAGTTTTTACATTCCGGAGATGCTTCAAACAAATATTATTATATCAATGGACACCCTCACAAAACCACACTAACAATAGATATTAAAAGTGCCTATTCGGGCATGGATTTACAAGAAATCAAATTTTTTGATGCTAGTGAAAATCAAATCGACGCATATACACAAGATATATCTTTCTCAAGTGCCGTATATAATGACTTTGAATCGAGTAATAACGGTAGAAATCTAAATAATGTGTCTGACGAATATCAATTAATCGATGGAACAACCTCCAAATTGTGGAACACTCAAGACTTTTCCGGAACACTAACTTTCTTATTAGCAAAATCCCCCACATATTACCAATTTGTTTGTGCCACTAACCATACTCCTGGTCGTAATTTAACACACTGGGATATTAAAGTTGATGGTGTATTAACCTCCACTGAAAATTTCGAAAATATGTCTCAATATCAACAAAACACTACAGAATACGATTCGCAATCTTTACCAGAGTTTTTACATCCCGGAGACGACTCTAACAAATATTATTATATCAATGGTCACCCCGATAAAATGACTCTTGTTATCGATATCAAAAATACTTATTCGGGAATGGATTTACAAGAAATCAAATTCTTTGATGCTAGCGAAAACCAAATCGTTGTTTACTCACAAGCCATTGATTTTTCACAAGCAGTATACAATCATAATGGAACAAATGTCAATGGAACAAGTGGCGATGAACTCATCGATAATGATAGCAATACTAAGATATGGAACACCCAAGACTTTTCTGGAACAATCACGTTTTATATGGCTAAAACTCCTACATATTATCAATTTATATGTGCTTCTAACCATACTCCGGGACGCAATATTACTCACTGGGATATTGTTATTGACGATGTAATAACTGCCACGGAAAATTTCAAAAATATATCGGAATACCAACAAAATAGCGTTGAATACGATTCTCAAGCACTACCGGAATATATTCACAGCGGCGATGACTCAAACAAATATTATTATGTAAACGGTCATCCAGATAAAACTACTGTTAGAATAAATATAAAAGAAGTATATTCTGGTATTGATTTGGCCGGTATTAATTTCTATGATGCTAGCGAAAATCAAATCGATGTATACACACAGTCCATTGAATTTTCCAAAACCGTGTATGACGAAAATGGAAATAATATTAACAACACCAACGACCAAACACAACTAATAGATAATGATATTAATACTAAAGTTTGGAACGCCGAGGTATTCACAGGAGATTTGACATTTTTAATGGCTAAACGACCAAAATATTATCAATTTGTGTGTGCGTCCAATCATACACCCGGTAGAAATATTACTAATTGGATAACGCATATAAATGGATTAATTAATTCGGAAGAAGATTTTACAGAAGATAGTTATTATCAATTAAATACTACAGAATATGATTCACAAAATTTACCCGAATTCTTATACCCAAATGATAGCACAAAAAAGTATTATGTCTTTACTACTGAAGTTGATTACGATGGAGATGGAGATATTGACTACCAAGATATGCACAAATTAATATACAATAAACCCATTGATTTTGCGATTTATGCATTGAGTAGCACAAAAACTATGACTACAGCAGCAACCATGGGATATCCTACAGAAAGTCCTACCGTCGATATAAGTGCTACAGCTGTTTTTTATATGTCTCAAACAGATATTCGTAATGTTTTCAAAATCCGTGTAAACTCTACCAATATGAACGATGTATCGAACTCAGATATCATGCATTTTATGTTCATGGAAAATTGGCCGAGTTCATTGTATCTAAATCCTATGAATGGTATGATGGACCAAATTCTTTCTGAAAATGCTACCATTGTTTTACCGACACCCAATAAAATGCTTGTAAAACACGACTTCCTGCGATATATTTCTAAAAAATTATTCAATACAGTATCTGGAGTTAGCTTATTCAACAATGAAGCAACACTTGTCAGTAATCTTACTAATATGGGCAAAGACATTTATGATAATACCATCGGTGTTAAGTTAAACAAATATTCAACTACTTCAAACACACCATTGGAAACCGGATTTGTCATAGACCCTGTTACTGGATTAAAAGCAACCACCAACGATAATACTTCTAATGATAATATTTGCCGGGTTCTTCTTAATACTCTTATGGAAAACGTTCCGTCAAGATTCAGTGATATCAGTGGTGTTATGGACGCAAGTGGGGTCTTTTCTTTACCAATCGATATTGGTGATACTATAAATTTTTTCATGACTATACACCCACAAGCTAATCAACACTTATTAACTGGTGTTCCACCAATAAGTCCGAGGAAATATCAAATCAAAATCGTCATCGACGATGGCACCGGCGTTAATACTACACCAGTCGACTAATACATATCATTATTTCGTGTTTAAGTAAAATAATGATATCACGCTTCATCTTCTTCACTGTTTTGAATTTGAAGGGGCTCCGGCTTATTCACACAATTATTCATATCCACTTTATCTCTATGATTATATGCCATTAACATCACGTCATCCATCGTCTTCTTGTATTTTTCGGGATTATTTTTCATTCCATCTATAAAACTATTCAACCGACTCTCCATTTTTGAATTCAACTTCACTTTACGCTCATCATAAAAATCACATATTTCACTGAATCGCGTATCAACCATCTCTGTGAATACATTTTCAGCCAACTCCGTGATAAACTTCTGCTCTATTTCACTATACTTATGAGCATACTTACTACGCAAATTCGTCAATGCCACATTCAAATACTCCGGATATTCACCAGAGAAATGCACCTTGTGAATATAATACTTCAAACTACCATGAATCTTACTCAACACTTGCTGCTTCTCTGAATCCGTTAACGAATCAGCAATTGTCTCACTTCCCAACTGAACACGATATGACACATTCACATTATTAATTATCGTATTATTCACATTTATCGTATTGTTATTTGTCACAGCTTGAACATCTTGATTATTTTTGTCCTTCTTTGTATACCGGCGAATCTGTTGGGTTTGTAACTCTTTGTCCTTCTCATCTAAGTCACGCTGCAACTCCTCGATTCTTAATTCAAGATTTGTGTTTTGTTCTTTCAAAGTCTTACAGCGTGTTAGGTGTCGTTTTAATGAAAATACCGAACAAAAATCTTGTGAACAATGTTCACATGTCGTAATTTGTCCATTTCTTGTCATTCTCTTATGTTTTTGCATATTGCTTTTATGTTTAGCTGTCAATATATGTTTCTCATAATTACCCTTTGTGCTGTAGTTACCGTCACAATATCTACAATAATAATTATTATCATCATTATGCTGTGTGTTGGAGCATTTTGGAGCATTTTGGAGCATTTTGGAGGGTTTTGGAGAAGAAATGGATAAATCATAACGGCCATTTTTCCAAGCGTCTACTCGTATATTGGAGTCAGTTTTACTTTTACAATCGTGATATGACTCCAAAATAACTATTTCCCAGTTGTCAATTCCCCCACTTGCAGTAATTTCTTGTTTTAATCTAGTGTCGTTCGCTTCTAAATATGCTTTGCGAAATCTGTATCTAACACATTTTAAATTTGTTGTAGCACCGATTTCCGAATATTTTACCTGTGGATCTTTACATTTAATTTTATAAATTACAGTCTTAGAATAGTCTGTGTATGGCATTTATTATAGTTATATATTTTATTTTATATTATTTATGTAGAAAATTAATAATTGGAAGGTGGTAAAATGGTCGCAAAGTATAAAAAAAGTCGCAATTGATAGTCGCAAAATTTGTAAATTTCTCAGAGAGAGAGAGACAGATATTTTTTAATTTTGTTTTATAAAAAATAGAATGAGAATCCTAAATTCTCAGAATTCAAATCCATGGAATATAATTTGTTTTAGGAATATTCGAATTTTAGAACATAATTCTAATATTCCTTCAAAGTAATTTTCATATATGTGTGTAAAAACACAATATTATAATTGTCTTCTATCAATTCTAGCGTTCATTCTATTTAGTTCATTCTCTAGCATTTCGATTTTCTTCTCTAAAGATTGATTCCAATTTTTCAATACTTTACATCTACCATTATGTCGTATTAGTGAGCCACGTGTTGCGAATGTCCGTGAACAGTGCTTACAAGTTCGTTGTTTATCCATTTCAATCAATTTCATGTATTTTTTTTTAGATTTTGCGTGTTTTGCTGTGAGTAAATGATTATTATAATTATACTTATTGCTGTAGTTACAATCACAAAATTTACAATAATATATTTTTTCTTGATTTTTGGAGTTTTTTGGAGCATTTTGGAGCATTTTGGAGGTCTTTGGAGCAAAAATGGATAAATTATTTTCACGGTTTCTCCAATGCTCTACCCGTAAATTGGAGTCAGCTTTTGACGAACATTCCGGATATGACTCCAACAGAACTATCTCCCAGTTGGCGACCCCTCCATTTGCAGTAATTTCTTGATGTAACTTCGAATTATTTGGTTGCGTATCAATCTTGCGAAATCTGTATCTAACACATTTAATATTTGTTGCAGCGAAAATCTCCGAATATTTTACCCGTGGATTTTTACATTTGATTTTATAAATTACAGTCTTAGAATAGTCTACAGTCGGCATTATATAAATTACAAATACTTTATTTATATATTATTTTCCTACAAAAAGTATCAAAAAAAAGCAAAAGGGGTGGCAAATGCTTTTTTTAGAGTCGCAAATTTTGTAAATTTCTCAGAGAGAGAGAGACAGATATTTTTAAAATTTGTTTGTAAAAAAAATAAAATGAAAATGATTTTTTTCTGAAAATTCAAATCCATAGAATATAATTTGTTTTAGGAATATTTGAATTTCAGAACAACAATAAACAAATCTTGATTTTATCTATATATTATGTATGAAATCAAAGAAACAAGTCAGAAATAGAAATAAATCAAGGAAATTTAAGGGGAAAAAAATGAAAGGTGCAGGAGGTGTATTTTCAAGACCACAAGAACAAAAAGAGAAAACTGAAGTCGATTTAAGACATAATTATATATATATAATTATACAAACACATGGAACTGTAAATTTTGATTTTAGTATTGATATTAGTGATAAAAAACATATTTCTAGTAGTTATTCTCCGTCTAAATTGCTTACCATACCAGATGATGTAGAATACGTCGGACTTATTACACATGCACCATTGGGGTGTGCAGATATTGGCATTAATTATTCTACTCGCTATATTACCCAAAATTTAGTATCTTCATGGTGGGGAGGTGAATTAAAAAGTATAGTTGGATTAAAAGGACAAGAACTTCGAGATAAATTAATAGAACTCGATAGAAATTCAAAATGTGGTTTTGGTTCATGTATTCGTCAAAACTCAATAGATAACCGAAATGTTCTATTAGAAGAGAGTAATAAAGAAAGGCGTTCTGATAGTTTTTTGGTGAATTATAGTATATTTGATAAAAATCCAAACAGTGTGTACGCATTAACTGAATACAATAAATTCACAAATAAAAATAATTTACTAAATAAAATTTACAGTTTAGATGTTAAAAATGATTATTTTTCATCAGATGAAAAATATATAAATTTAGTAGTCCTTTATGAAAAAGGTGGATTATTAAGGCCAGGTAATTACATACTCGGTTCAAATCATTACCGCAAGTATTATTTTGAGACGGTTTATGATGATGATTTTGGGGGCGAACCTGATATCGATCCTGATACTGGTGACGATCCAATGAGAAGTATTACTACGGAAAACTTGTTATATTATTTATTTTATTGTGGATATAAAAATATAATTTTGATTGATAATTCATGTAATTCTGTAGATAAAAGTATTACTCGTGACCACGTTCGAAAAGCAAGAGGAATAATTGAACGAACAAAAGGAGGTAAAAAACGAAATAGAAAAACCAGAAAACACCGTAAATAAAAGAGATAGACCAAATGAAACAGCGATTTTTGGTACGTTTGAAACTAGTAGGGTTCTCGAATCTCTCGAAAATATTTCGTGTATGAAATTGACCCTGAGAATTTTATTGTTTGTGTTGTTGTATTTTTTAGTAAAATAATTTTTAGATGTTTGAGAACCTGTTGAGAACCTAGAACATTATCTTATAAAATAATACTATATATGAGTATTATTTTAATCTGTAGGAACAGTGTTCCAGTCAACCGCATAATATTCATCTTTCACAATGAGATTAATTTTGTATGAACGTCCACCGAATTCAGTCACATCTGTTAACTTGTGTTGATTAGCAGCGGGATGAATAATACATTTAAAAGAAATGAAGTCATCTCTTCTAAATGGAAGGGGTATAGTATAATCAACCGTAGTGCCACCAACATCAATAGACGAATATGATATATCATCGAACCTAGTAGGTTGTTGATTGATAAGTTGTTTGAATAATTCCCTTGTTATATTTTGATTCCCTGAAAAATCATCTGTTGTGCACACACGATTTGCTGAAGCGTCTATGAAGAACTTAGTATTTTCGGCATTGTTAGCTTCATAGTCTGTGTCATTTACATAGGATAAATCTGTATAGGCATTTTTAGCCCACAAGATGCCCGATATATCGTTCCATACTTGACCACCCAATCTATTCAATTCATTGACTAATGCGACCTCATTATTAAAAAGATCTACACCGTGGGGTGTATTGAAAAGTTTTAAAGCTAAATATCTGATGAAATCATGTTTTACTAACATTCTTGCTGGGTCAATAGTTCTATCGGGTAAATCTAAAATTGGATTTTGTGCTCCCCAAGAGTTCATTTGTCCATTAACAGGATTTAAATCGAAGTCATCTGGCCAGTTTTCCATAAATGTAAAGTAATGGACATCTTCGGCTGATATGTCATTAACATCCCAAGAATTAGAAGAAAATCTAAAAATCTTTTCCATCATTCCTCTACCTATGTAGTATATTGCTTCGGCACTCACATCTAGTGTAGTAGCTTCTAATCCGGGGTCCAAAATAGCTGACAGGTCCATTGTTTGAGAAGAAGAAAACACATCTAAAACGAAGTGTATTGACATAGTATTTAATATATATTATTGTTGGAATAAAAAATATAACAATTAAATTCCTTCTGTATTCGAAGAAAACATTATGTTTGACAATATCTTACATTTTGTAAACAAAATACTCTGTATGAATTCTTTCATATGAACGAATGATTCAAAATGTAGAATTTCGTTTTGATAGTATAGCTTGAAGATTCCGACTTTTTCAAACACATCCACTTTAGACAATATCACTTCGGTCACACCCGAAATATTGATAGATGTTATTAACTTGTCTAAATTTAGCCAGTTAGTTTTACGAATCCGTCCTGTTGTTGTTCCAATTTCGCCGCCTTCATTTACAAGGTTTAATAACTCTGGGTCGTCAAGCAGGGATTCTGGAAACAATGGGTCATTACCTGAACGCGTATCGTAAATTTTACTGGCCCCGATGATTTTATTGATTTTCTGTGGCGGAAATCCCAAACTACACGCACCATATGGTAACGTGGTGCTGGAAGTCACATATGGATAATTTCCATAATTAATATCCAGCCAAAAACCTTGGGCACCTTCACACAAAACATTCCCCCATAGCTCCTCGTCCCACATATATTGTTTGAGAGAATCCACTTCATATGCTCGAGTGCCTTTCCGTGCGTATTTATCACTATAGCACGGAGCAATACCACTTGAAGTAGTTCCTTGGTCTTTATATTTAGCTATGTCAATATCTATATGTTCTTGTGTGATAATATGTGCTTTTGGAGATATTTTTATCAAAGATGTATCGAATCCATTTTCTTGTAAATATTCGACTTCCTTGAAAAACGATTCAACGTGAACAACACAATCGGGACCAATAATGGAAGATACCCCGTAAAATATCCCACAAGGTATTAAATGTGTTTTGTATTTTGTTCCTTCTTTGTAAATAGTGTGTCCGGCATTATGACCACCGGCCCATCGACATACAAAGTCATAATGATTGTATTTTACTATATGTGTGACTATTTTCCCCTTTGCCTCATCGCCCCAATTTAATCCACAAACAATGTCTACAAAATTAATATTCATATACTTCAATAAATTATAAAAAAATCGCTAAAAAAGCGTAAAACAATAACAAGTGTGTGAGGGTTTTGTAAAAAATTGATTCTAAAAAATGATATGAAGATAAGTGCATAATACCTTATATATTCTTATATCATTACCACTATGTCTAAGCCAATTATTGATTACAAGGAATGGGATGTTACTTCTAACAAGTATATGCCTCCAAAGATTAATAAACAACAAGGAAAAGCTATTAATATGATTAATACCAAGACCAATCGTTCGATTCACGTGACCACTCCTTTGATGCATACTTGGGGATGCCAAGATTTCGAAGGAGAAAATGGTGTTCGCGATGGTAAGTTCAGTGTTACATTGAATTTCCCAAACAAAGATTACGAGACAAAAGATACAAAAATGTTTTTAGAAAAGATGAAGGCTTTTGAAGAGCGTGTAATTGACGATGCCGTGAAGAACAGTGAATTGTGGTGGGGTGAAGAAATGGAGCGTGGAATTCTCAAGCATACATTCTTCCCATTTGTCAAATATCAAAAAGACAAAACTACAAAAAAAATCGACACTTCGAAGCCACCTTCTATTAAGGCCAAGGTTCCAAATTACAACAACGAATGGTCAGTTGAAATATTTGACACCAAGAATAATCGTTTGTTTCCATCCGAAGACACTATGGATACACCAGTTGAATTGATTTCCAGTGGAAGCAATATTGCTTGTATCTTACAGTGTGGTGGAATTTGGATTGGTGGCAAAGGTTGGGGATTGACTTGGAAGTTAGTTCAATGTGTAGTTAAGCCAAGAGCGAATGTATCCATTACTGGTAAGTGTCATATTCAATTGTCTGATGAAGATTGTGAGGCCATTGATAGTCAAGAATTACAAGAAGATGTTGAGGCACAAGAAGAACCACAGACAACTGACCCTGCTGTAGAAGACAGTGATGAAGAGCCTGAACCCGAAGCAGCCAGAGAGCCAGAGCCTGAGCCAGTAAAGGAACCTGAGCCTCAGCCTGAACCAGAACCTAAGAAGAAAGTAGTTAAGAAAGTAGTTAAGAAAGTGGTTAAGAAGACACCAGCATAAGTAGTTAGTGATTTGTTTGTAGCTAGATGAGTAGTTAAAAATTAGTAAAAAATATCAATTGAAATAATTATTATTTTTTGATATAATTCTTATTTTTATGGTCGTTTTATTTTTCGCGTTTTGTTTTTTTTCACCAATGCTTTTCTAGCTAATTTCTTGTTATTTGTATTTTTGAATTTCTTATGTATTTTCTTGTAATATCCACCGTATCTAGGAACACCTCTTTTTATTTGTATATTATGTCTAGTAGATTTAAATCTAGCACAACTTAAGTCGACAACAATTAAGTTATTAATATCTGGAAAATTTTTTTTAATATACTCTAATATTTCATATAATGAAACGAATATATCTTCTTTATGATATGACCTTCCTCCAATTTCTTGAAATAAATCAACATATGGGAGTCGTGATAATAATGTAACGCTATCAAAATATGGCGATGGCGTCTTTACCCTTTCATTAGCAACTACTATATACTCTTTATTAATTACGTCATCTCCTTTATTGATTTCTGTAATTTTAATATGTTTTTTATTTACATTCAGTGTATGATGAATCGTTTGTAGCAGTTCCTTTATTTTATTGCTCACAGCATCTATATCGATTTTATTAATTTGTGATATTCCATTTTTGATAAGGTCTGCTGTAGAATCATTTAACTTTATTCCACATCCAATAGGTGTGGCATTAATTTTTCGAATATTTTCTATAGGAGATTTGAATACTGTAAGTTCTTCATCTAAGAAATGTCCATGGGTAGTTATTAGTAATATATCGATTGGTTCTGGAGGTGGAGGTGATGATGAAAACATCGAAGAAAACGCTCCTCCTCCCCCACTCTGTTTATGTCCCCCACTCTGTTTCGATATACTTTTATTTCGCATATTATTTTATATATAGTTATATATTATTGTATAACTATATTCAAATCAGTTACGTGTTTGATATTTCAATTTCGATTAATATGTTGCCCTTCCTAGATACATCAAATAAGTTATCATAATTAACACGAGGTATTCCACGTTTGTCTAACACAATGGTTTGTTTATGAACCATTTTCAGTTCACTTCTAGAAATATTAATTTGTTGTTTTCCAATGAGGACAATCAGTTCATCGAGATTCCAAATTTCCTGTAATGAATATTTGACATTTACCAGTATATTGTTTTTGGTGTCTATACTGACATTATCTGGTAAAATAGGTATACAATCAACATATAAATTACCGGAGTCAATATCAAACACAAGATGATGGTGCCATAAAGGAACAATATAATCCTCATTATTGAGCACCAGTCTATATAAATTACAGTCAAATAAATCGTCGATAAGTGGATGTAATGTAGTGTGTTTGTCGTTTTTCTTTTTTTCTTCTAAAATGCTGCGAATGTTTTCTAATAATGTATCTGAAATGTTCAATATATCTTTGTTGCTTTCTATAATAATGAAAATTTTTCCGAGAATTTCCTTGTCGATTTTACGTATAAAAAACAACGCACTTTTATTACACAAGTTCATAAGTTTATGTATGATAGTTGTCATCAGTTTGGCTTGAACATCTTCTGTGAAGACATTGCTTAGAAATGAAGATAATATGGTGGAGTAATTGAAGTCGGGTTTTTCACACAATAAAAATTCATATGCCTCGTGAATTTTTTGGAATTTTTCCACCGCATCAGCGTCTTTATTTTTATCGGGATGATATTTCAATGCCATTTGTCTGTATTTCTTTTTGATGGATGCTTCGTTTGGTATTTCTGTTGGAGAAAGTTCCAGAATTTTCAGGGCTATTTCTTTGGTCATAGTTATTGATGTTTGACTGGTCTTGCTCGTCATAATTACTAATCTTAAGTATTATATAAAATAGAATAGTTTCTAAGTGGTATATGGGTCTATAATTGTTGTTGAAGTATTTCAAAAAGGTATGCGTCTTCATTAATATTTTGCTGGTGTTTGTTTTGGATATCATTTTCTCGTGAACAAAATAGGATAAAATATAAAATATACATTCGGCGGTATCCAAATTATAGACTAATATATCATATATGGTGTCCCTAAAATGCGTGAAATCGAGTTGTTCGTAATTTTTCATTTCTTCAATAATGTTATCACAAATAATCACGAATATATCTTCTGGAATATTGTCTTGTTTGTCTATCATAGAAAATGATTGGAGTTCTTTCAAATTGATAATGGCGTTAGTATCAATCTTATTAATAATATCGTGATTTGTTCTAGGCTGTTTGTAATTCGATATTTTATGTATGAATTCTGTGTGAGACTGTGTATTCGAGTTTTGTGTGATTTGATGTTGATACATTTGTTTTAATACTTCTTTCGACGGTCGTCTAACCGGTAGCACGAAACAAACATTCAGTATATTTTCTGGAATGAACCCGATGTTTTCCGTAATTAATATGAACTTGATTTTGATTGCCATATATGGATTGTTGAACTGTTGGATATAACTGTAGAAAATATCCAATAATTCACTGTGAATCAAATGGAAGTTTTTACACACAATAATTCCGACCTTACACGGTTTTAATGAAACAATATCAAGGATGTTTTGATAAATACTATGCCATAACACTTTTGAATTACAACCGAGTAAAGCCATATCTACTTCATAATGAATATCACTGATATTATATGTATATTTCTTCTTGTCGTTCTCGATGGTGATTGATTTTTGATATTTCATTTTCGTCGGACTATATTGTTTGAGAAAGGCTAGCATTTGTGAATACTTACCCACACCCGAAGGACCATACATAATCATATTGTCGAATTGTTCGATTTGTTTTGGAAATTTTCCAATAATAGGTGTCAGTTCTTTATGTATATTCTGTTTTTCTACTGAATATATATAATCTTCGAAGTTGGTTTCATAGAATTTCATTGTGCATATTCATAGCAATTATTTATACGATTTATTCCATAATATTATATAATTTCAATTTCTTTTGTTTGACTCTTAAAAAATCCACCGCGAGTTTTAGTTCATATCCCACAAGTCCAAATATACCGACTATTAATGCCACAAACACGATTGTTTTCAAATATTCTCTGTATGCTTCAGGTGAATACATGTATATTAATAAAAAAGCAACAAGACCGATGAAAAATGTCGACACAAGAATTGCCGTTTTAAATTGGAATAATACGTCTTTAAAATCGTCAATCACGCTGTATTTTTTTGCCTTCTTTACTTGGTGTGTGGCGTATCCAAAAACAATCAGAGAAATCAACAACCCGATAAATTGTCCAAGTCCTCCAATAATAATGGCATATACAGATACGCGTGCGGCTAAAGATGCGTTTTTCCTACTAAGCCCATCCATAACATATTTGTTTGAGTAAATGTCGTTCAAAATGAAGGCTAACAAAAAGAAGTTTAATACGAACACGCAAATATAAAACAAGAATTGGGACTTTCCTTTATAAATGTAGATAAATGTGAAGAAATATAGAAATATCAATACACTGTATTTGACAATTCCTGTGTAACTAATACCTTCATTCATAGGTTCATCAATTGTATTTTGGTCCATTTTTATATTATATATTCATATAAAATAAAAAACCACTATTTATCTAAATATGTTGTTTTGATCCAATCGATTAATACTTCTTTATCACACAATGTATATTTTTGTGGGAATTTTCGTAAGTTGAAAAATTCGGGTTTGCTCATTTCAGGGGTTTGGTAAAAAATATACGCACCGTATTTTCCCTTTCTAATCGACAAATCATTATTCAACTCGCGTAATATATTGGACGATTTCGATTTTGTTTCTTGTTCTTTTATTTTTTGGACAACTGTATCAAAGTCGATTTCATCAATGGACGTTTTCGTTTCATTCAAGTTCACTGTATTGGTGCCATATTGGACATATAACCCAAATTTTCCCATTTTCAAAATACAATCTTCATTGTTGTATTTTCCAATATTCCGTTCTTGAGTTTCTAGTAAATCTTCTAAAGTATATTCTTTGTTTCTCAGTTTTTCTATTTCCAATCTGAGTTCACGCTTCACCGAAAAATATTCTATGTTTCCATCATCGTCAAATGTTCTTACAACAGGCCCGTATTTATCATACACTAATTCGTGTTTGTCATCTATTTGAAATGATTCTTTGTTTAGTTTTTTAATTGGGCCCATATGCGATAATATTTCACTGTAACATTTGTCGCAGACTTCTTCGTATTTACCATTTTCCGAGCTGATTGTATCCAATGCCATTTCCATTTCTTCCGTGTAATCATACGAGAACAAATGCTGAAAGTATTTTGTGAGAAATTCTACACATAAAATCCCTAAAGGTTCAATCACCAATTTGTTTTTCTCGCCTCCGAATGATTTCGATACTTCGTTGATTTCTATTGTTTGATCACCCGTGAGTAAATACTCATTTACATCACATAATTTACCTTCTACATCCCGTTTTTGTATGTATTTGCGGTCTTTGATAGTTTCTACTAGACTAGCGAATGTAGAAGGTCGGCCGATTCCCATCTTTTCCAATTGCTTAATTAATCCCGCTTCACTGTAATGTAAATGCTTTTGTTTAAGATTTACAGTGGACTCTATTTTAGTATATTTTAGTGTTTGCGTTCCTAATGACTGCATATATAACAATAGCCCACTACCACCGTTTTGTTCGCACGTAATATCGGTTTTTTCTTCTACTTTTTTCCAACCGAGTATTTTTGGAACTTCCACAACATAACTGTAATGAAGGTCTTGAGGAGCACTTATGCGGGCTTCAGTATTCATATACACGGCATCACACATTAGACTTTCTATGGTGTTTTTCCAAATCAATTTATATAAGGAACACATTCGGCGGTTTTCGCTATTTATGGTTGGTCGGTCAATGTTGATAATTCGAATAGCTTCGTGGGGGTCTTTGCTATCTTGAAGAGTGATTTTGTCTGTATTCCCGATAGTGTCTTTTCCAAAATGATTTTCAATGTATTTCACGGATTTTTCAATGAAAGGTATTGCGTATTTTTGACTGTCAGTTCGCATATAAGTTATCAATCCTTCTTGATAAAGTATTTGGCAAAGATTCATTGTTTCTTTGGGAGACATACTCAAAGACGATGACGCAGATTGTAACAAACAAGACGTATTGTATGGTTTTGGAGCACTTCGAATACTTTCTTTAGGACTATTCAAGTGAAGTTTATGTTGAAACTCACACGATGCCTCTAAAAAGGTTTCTACTTGTTTCTCATCTATAAAGTCTTTGTTGAGTTGAAAGACGATATTTTTGGGGAAAAAAGTGCCGCGAGTTTTATAAATGAATTCCGATTCGGCGTTTTTAATTTCGATATAATTATCATACACTAATCGCAAAGCTGGTGTTTGACAACGTCCAGCGGACAGTGTGTTTTCTTTGTTATTATATAAATATTTCCACAATATAGGCGAGATTTTATATCCGACATATAAATCCACAACTTGTCGTGCTTGTTGACTAGTTACCAAATCCATATTGATTGTTGTAGGATTTTTCACTGCGTTTCTTACAGCGTTTTGGGTAATTTCGTGAAATATGATGCGTTTTGTCGTCGAAATATTCAATTTGAAAATCTCACAAATATGCCACGCAATGGCTTCTCCTTCACGGTCATCGTCAGTAGCCAAAATAATGTTTTCTTTCGGAAATTGTTTCATAACCTTTTCCATTTCTTTAATATGTGCCTTTTTGTCGTTAATCAACGAATATTCTATGGTGTGTCCATTTTTAGAATTGATAAATTTGAGTCCTTCGATTTTTCGCAGGTGTCCAACACTGGCAACACAGGCATAATCCATACCGAGGAAGGATTCTATTTTTTGGCATTTGGATGGAGATTCAACAATGACTAAGAATTTGGCGTCTGGTGATATTTTGATTTCTCTGAACTTGGATTTTGATTTGATGAATTTTTTCATCATAACACTACAATATATGTGAATAAGTGTTTATATGTTTTAGCGAAAAAATTGAAACGAATTTATATCAAGTCATCATATAGCATAATAAACTATGGAAGAAAACCAGCAATATAAATTATCGGTGTTTGACAAACAATATAACGAATATTATTACACGAATGTTTATACGAATGTGATTATAGACTCAGATGGAACTATAGACCCAGCACAATCGAAATTATTTTCGGGGGATATTTTTGTAGTGGATTCCAATAAGAAATTACACACACTAGATTCCCCTGTAAGATGTAAGAGTTATATCGCGGGTGTATTGATGATACATGATGGACGAACATATGGTCGGACGAGTAATAAAAAACGGTTATTATATAAGTGTATTCCAGACGACAATCAATATCCCGCGTTTTTGATACCGTATGAAGTGACACAAGGGTTTTCGAAATATATTCAAAATAAATATGTATTGTTTAAGTTTGTAGAATGGCCGGAAAAGTCGAAACATCCACACGGGATATTGACCGAAGTATTGGGTGATGTAGGAGATTTGAAAACCTTTTATGAATATCGTATTTATTGTAAGAATTTATTTGTATCTTTCCGACAATTGATGACAGAATTTTCAAATAAAAAAATGACAAAGCTCGACACTGAAAACATACAAAAGAAATATTATTTAGACTCCAGAAAATCACAATATACATTTACGATTGACCCACCCAAAAGTGTTGATTACGACGACGCATTTTCTATAAATAAACTGAATAACAATGTATATAAAGTGTCTGTTCATATTTCCAATGTGGCAATGGTGTTGGAGCATTTGAACTTGTGGTCATATTTATCGGAAAAAGTCGCCACGATTTATTTACCGGACCAACCCCGACATATGTTGCCACTATCATTTTCGCAAAAGGCTTGTAGTTTAGTTCAGAATGAAGAGCGTGTTTGTTTGTCTATGGATGTTTATTACGATACGGAAAACAAAAAAATCACACATACCGATTTCACTCATACACTTATATGTGTAGACCGTAATTATATGTATGAAGAACCCGATTTGTTAAATAACGACAAATACGACAGTTTATTAAAAGTAACAAAGGAGTTGGATTCCACAGTAACAACAAGTAATGAAGTGGTGGCTTATTGGATGATGAAGATGAATATAATGTGTGGGAAAAAATTGGCTTTATATAAGACGGGTATATTCAAGACGTTATGTTTGAAAACTTCGAAGACGGTTCCACAAGAGTTTTCAAGTGAGGTTAGAAATGTAATCCGAAATTGGAATAATGTGTCTAGTAAATATCAGTTATTTGGTGGAAATATATTACATCAAATAATGGACGTTGAATATTATTGTCATATTACGAGTCCTATTCGTCGAATAGTGGATATAGTAAATCAGTTGTTGTTTATGAAATATTTGAAGAATATTGAGAACTTGTCGGAAAATTCAGAGGACTTTTGTCAAAAGTGGTTATATAAAATTGAGTATATCAATGTGTCGATGAAAAACATCCGTAAAATACAGAATGATTGTATATTGTTGGATCGTGTAGAAAGCAATCCGGAAATATTGGAAAATCATTATAGTGGTGTTGTATTTGATAGAAAGCATAAACACCAAACAACGTATTCGCATATGGTTTTCATTGAAGACTTGAATGTATTGTTACAATTAAATACATCCAAAAACATTGAGAACTATCAAACACATATATTTAAATTATTTATGTTTGAAGATGAATATAATATTAAACGCAAAATCCGATTACAGTTGATTGAATAGAAATTATGAGCTTCCGATTAAATACATACCAATTATTGTGAATACCACTCCGGCGATTTGTGTAAGATTAACCGTTTCTGAAAATACTAGATATCCCGCAACAAATAACAATATCATTTCATAACCAGCCATAATTGTTCTAATGTTTCCAATAGGATTTTTTGTTGAAATGCTATGAATCCAAAATGCGTTACCAATAAAGAAACACAGACCGGCAATAATAGCACTGGTAATTTTGGGTCTTGTTAATATTAGTTCTGTTTGAAAATAATTGTTGCTAGGTAACACGCGAGTAAATAGTAATAATATAGCGGAAACGATACCCGCAGTGAGAGAAAAAAATAGCCAAGTAGAAATATAGTCAGAGTCTTTATCGAATGATTTTCTGAGATAGACTTGGCCTAAAACAAAAAGGGTGGTTCCTAAAAGAATGCTAGAAATCCACGATTCCATTTTATTTAGAGATATATATTTTGGATACTATATTTTTTATTTTTAGATATCATCAAATGATATTTCTTCGCCGGTTTCATCCATAATGAATGTTTCTTCTTCAACAGGAGCATCATCCATAGCATATTCATTTTGTGTGAATTCTATTCCAGAATCTTGTTCACCAGAGGAACCGACATTTGTAGAATCAATCACGGAGCGTAGTTGATTGAAACCAACACTAGGGATTGTTTTCAATTGGTCGACTTCATTAGGACCATATACTTCCAAAATGTCACAATTTTTAGCAGTTTTTTCCCATTCTCGTAATCCAACAAGAACAATCGTTCCTTTCGTTATATTGTTGCTTCGTCTATTTCGCCCACTCATTTTACCGCGAATATGTCCAACAAGTTCGGCACCGGAAACTGTAGTAAGATTACAATTGTTGCCGTTCATTTTAGTCACACACGCATATTGTTCATCGGGACAAGTAGACAGACGTAGTCGAGCATTTTCCACGGGGTTTGCTCTTTTTCTTGCGAATGATTTGTGTTTGCTTCCACCAGATGTATTTTTAACCATTTTATCTAGAGTTGTATGATATATTTGATTTGATAATTTTTGAATCAATTTTTTATAATTTTATCATCACATTATATATCTACAACAAGGAATATGAATGAATTAATAAATAGAGCGGTGTATAATATAGTAAATGGACTATCATTAAGACGTATACGTCCAATCATATACGAATATATCACTCGGTTAAATATAAAAATTGAACAACTAACAAACCCATTTGATAAAATATTTATTCATACCTTGACACAAATTGAGAACGAATATAGTTTACGTCAATATGTCTCTAAATTGATTGGTAACATCGAAAAATTTAAAGATTATATTAAACCGCCATATAGTTCAAATGAACCACGCACACTTAGAAATCTGTCAGAACAAAAATTGAGACATCCAAGCAGTGATTCTGTAAATTACCTTTTAAGAGATGATATAAATACACATTTTGAAAGTATTGGAATTAAACCTTATACTGACGAAAATGGAGATATTATAAGAGATGAAAGTTATATTTTAGATGAAACTGAAAGGATATTGGATGTTTTGAATAATTTGAAAATAAAACGTGATATGAGTTTTAAGTTAGAAATAAAAGATACTGAAACACATTTACTAATAAATGATAAAAGTTTATTAATTACAAATGGTTTTTACAACAATTTTTTAGAGTTACTAACTAAACAAACGGGTGGCACAAAGAGGCGACGTAAGAGTATGCGTAAGAAGTCGCGTAAGAGTTTGCGAAAGAAGACGCGAAGAAAGAGACAATAATATTAGTTATTTTTCGTTTGTATCGATTGTTTTATTAGTTGTATCTGAATCTGTGGTGGTAGGCGAAATTTGACATTTTTCACCGCAACAATAAGCAACACAACAATAATCACAAAAGTGCCAACACAATAAGCAAGGGAAGCAGCAATACCATTCGCATATATTCATTTTAGACAAGTATTATGTATTGTATTACGTGAAGAATATTTGAATCAATTTTTTGATAATTATAATAAATTATGGAAAACAATTTGAGAACCTTTAAATATATAGAACAATATAATGAATAACAAAGCGAAAGGAGGAAATTTCCTTATATCTTATGAGAATTTCAAGGATACAATGGATAGTGTGCTTGATAAAGAGGAATATTTAAGAAAGATGAGGGCACAATCATTAAAAGATTTGGAAAGCACAAATGAAGGACCAGAAATACAAATAGAGACACAACCGCAACCGGAACCGGAACAAAAAGAATATTTAGAAGGTAATGTTGGAAATACGAATGAAGAAGTTCAAATAGAAGATAATGAAGATGGGATATTAAAGAAGAAAAATGCGATTTTGTTGTAAAAAAGAGGTATGGTAGTGTGATATTATTGTGTGACGTGTTGTTGTTGTTTTTAGGTGTAGGTGTAGGTGTAGGTGTAGGTGTAGGTGGTTTAGGTTTGGTTTTAAGGGAGTTGTTGTTGTTGTTGTGTGAAGAA